GGGTTCGAATCCCCGCACGCTCACTTTAAGAAGCACGGTTGCCAAATGGCTAAATACCGTGCTTTTCTTGTATTTATACAGTTTTTAAGGGTATGACCTGTCTAAAAATCATACCCTTAAAGTAACCGAAAGTATTTAAAAGTTTAAGGAAGTATTTGTTCCATACGTGTTCCATGTTCCATTTTTGTTCCAGAAACATTCTTAAAAAGCCATGATAATAAATCTTGTAGCTGTTCCATTTTTTGTTCCACTGGTTGTTCCATTTTTTGTTCCAAATCTACGAAACTTAATGCATTATTTACAGCTGACACTTTATCTTCTTTTTCCATCATGATATGGTTGTATACTTTCATTACAACTTCTTCTGAATCTCCAACTAACTTAGCCACCATCTTAATACTGATAATTGGAATCTGGTAGCATAAGCAAGAACAATAATTATGTCTGAAAACATGGCTTGTCAATCCCTCGATAACACTTGGGCTGACTGCCTGCATAGCTTTTAATATTCTGTCGAACATTCTCCTAAAACCAGATTTTGTCATGGGTTTGTGGTTTTGGTTTACAAAAAGATATTTTCTTTTGTCTTTCCTCAGCATAGCTATATAGTCGGCTATATAATCAAATACACTGTTAGGAATTGGAAGTATTCTTTCTCCGTTAGTTATATTTTTTACCGTTTTTACAAAAGGAATATTATCTGATATGTCGTGAGATTTAGTGATAGATACTGTATGGGCTTCTAAGTCGAAGTCACTTTCTGTTAGTGCTAGAGCTTCTCCACGCCTTAATCCACAGCCGTAAAGGATGTAGGCATACAATTTATCCATTGGTTTAAAATCTGCCGTAAAAACGGCTCTCTGTTCGTCTGGTGTCAAAGCACGTTGTTCTTCTGCTTTGTATTTGATTCCCTCAAAATCGTCAAAAACGTCTGCGAATGTTTGAGCGGAGAAAATACGATCACGTACAGCACTACGCAATATTTGCTTGAATGTCATAGCAATCTGCTGTTGAGTTCGTGGATGCCCTGTAGCATGGTTTAATAGCAATTGGAAATGTTTTCGCTCAATGTCTTGCAATTTGGTATAAGCTATCGGAATAAAATGTACGTTGATAATGTTTTCATACATTTTGTTTGTATTATTAGCACGACTAAATTCTTTGTATAAATGTCTCCATTGTACAGCATATTCAATAAATAATATGTCAGTTTCAATGATTCCACGACGTTCATCCCTTAATCGTTCAAATTCTTTTACTTTCTTTTCAAGGTCCTTAGAGCTTTTTGGAGATCGCAGGTGTTTGTATTTCTTTTTACCGTTATCCTTGTATGTGCCATCCCACACGTTGGTAGAATAGTAACCATCTTTTCCTTTTCTAAATTTAGCTGTTGCCATTGTATCACTCCTTTTTAATAATCAAAATCACAAAATGGGTACAAAAATAACAGCCATGCAAGAGTGGATTTTATAACATTGCAAAATAATATGAATGTGTTACAATAGATACGGAATTTTCTATATTAAAATTTTACGATGTTATGGAAAAGGGTTACCGTTCTTTTTAGTCTTCTAACGGTGGCTCTTTTTGCGTTCTTGCATAACTGATGTAGTCATGATACAATATAGGTGTTTGGCTGTACTATCTTGTATGATAACTACCTTGTATTTATATTAGATAGTGCTTTGGACTGTACCTATTTTGGCGTGGTACGGTCCTTTTTTATTGTTATTTAACTTCCCAAGATTTACCGCAGTCTTGGCAAATTGCCATTTGTTTACTGTTAATATCTGTCTTGGATGATTTCTTTTCTTTGTATTTAGACTTTTTAGGTGTTAATGCCCACAGACCGCCAGTCGCTGCGATCATACCTGCACGTCCCAGACTGTTACCTGCACGAGTCACAACACTCTTTTTACGGACCTCAGATTTCCCCTTTGTTTTAGCTGAGTCCTGCACAAACTCATATCCTATATTCAAGCTGTGACACTTAGGACAGTATGGTGCATCCAGATAAAAAATCTTATAAAAATCTTCGGCTTTTTTGCTGTCTACCTTTTTCAAAATCTCATAGTAAGCATCCCTAGACCTGTCTTTATCCGCTTTGATTTTGCTTGCATTAAAACCAAAATTACCGTTAAATTTACGCATTTCATAATCATAAGTTAACTGATTAATAGCATCATTTGTATAATCCAGTTTGACAATAATATCTTCTTTTGGATTCTCTTCTGCCTTATCAAAACGGCATAAATAGAAGCTGTCTTTTGCTACATAAAGTATATGTGTTAGTGTAGAAAGAAAACCACTATCTGTATATTTACCTGCTGTGATAATTAAATCACTAGGCTCATTAACAATACCTTTTTCTATAGCAATCTCAATCGTTTTTTCATCAATTTCATACTGCGGAACTTCATTATCAGCAGTAGAAACAGTAGCTAATTCCTTTAAGATTTCCTCTGTTGGGCATCCACAATTTGGACAAGCAGAAGCTTTTTCAGAGAACTCTTTCCCACATTCAGTACAAGTTATTAATGCCATGTAACATCCCTCCTTTTATAATGTATAACAAGCAACGTGACAACCACAATCGCAGGCAAATCGCAGGCTAGAACCCACGGTTTTATGAGGTTTGTAGGACTTTTTGCATAGTAGCATCACAGGCAAATCGCAGGCAAATGACAGGCAAACATCAATTAATTATGCATTTTCTTTTTTAAAAGTCCAAGAAACAACGGTTTTATACGGTTTTCAGCACCATGCAAAAAGTTTTTTGAATTTGTGATTGACAAATCAACGTTTTTAGTGTATTTTTATTTTCTTTTATATAAATATATAGTATCTAAAGACTATAGTTATATATAACCTATATAGTATTATAATAATTAATATTTATATTTAATTAAAAAGAAAAAATAAAACAAAAAAGAAAAAAATTAAAGTCTTTTGAAGCTGACTAATCTTTCAGCATATCCGGTTAACGATGATAATTGATCGAGCGTATATCCCGGATGTTCGATAATCGTTTCATCTGGTATCAAAAGCTCCGCTGCGAATGTGTGAGCTTCAATTTCAGTTTTGTTTGATTGAAACTGTTTACCATAACTGAAAAAATAATAATCTTCATTGTGCATAATACTATGTGCCAATTCATGAGCGACAACAGTATCTTTTAGCTTATCATCCTCGATTCTATCGTTGATATAAATAAATTTCTTATCCCATATTTTCATGTAGCATCCTTGCAGTTCTCCTAAGTCTCCATACTGGATTGTTACGTCAAGGTAACTAGCAAGTAAATATGGATTTCTCGTACCGTATGTTTCAATCAAATCATTTACTGTATTTTTGATTTGATTTTTTCTCATACATAACCCTCCTGTTTATTTTTTTAGCATTGCAAGTGAAATCTCAATCTGTTTTAGTAATAAATCTATCGTATCGTTATTGACAGGTTTACCATCATAACGAACAGGTTTCATTGAGTCACTTCTTAAAAGTTCTTCAAGCTCCCTGTATTTTTGTTTGAGATCGGTGTTATCTTTCTCTTTTTGTTCATCCTCCTTTCCTGTCATGAGGTACTCAACAGACACACCGAAGAAGTCAGCGAGCTTTTGCAATCTCTCAACTTTTGGGGTACTGTTTTTCCATTTTGAAATTGAACCATTAGAAAAACCTAGTTGTTTTTCAAGCTTTCCTTGTGATAATCCTTTTGACTTCCTAAGGCTTTCAATTCGCTCATAAATAGTCATAGAATCTCCTTTCTAAGAAATTACAGAACTTTTTCTGTAAAAATGCTTGACAAACTAGAAAATTTTCTGTATAGTAAAAGCATAGCACAGAAAACTTTCAGTAAAAACAGAAAGCGATCACAGAAAAAAATCTGTATTTTATGTGGTAATTTAATATTAGAATATTTTCTGCAAAAAGTCAATGGAAATACTGAATATTTTCTAAGAAATAAAGAAAGGAGAGCAAGGAATTGTATATTTATGACAAAATTAAAAAGATTTGCGAAGAAAAAGGTATGTCAATTACCTACGTTGAGAAAAAAGCAGAACTTGGGAATGGTTTAATTTCTAAATGGAATGACAGTGTACCGAGTGTTGCAAATTTGAAAAAGGTAGCAAATATCTTAGAGGTTACCGTTGATGAGTTGATAGGAGAGGAGAGTGAATAGGTGTTAAAAAGAACTAAGAAACTTTTGAAGAAAATAGCAGAAATGCTTTACAAGAATTGCGATAAGTTTGGATTAACCAAACAGGATGAAGAGGTTAAAGAGTTAAAAGAACTTATTGACAAGATAGGAGAGTGAGTAGATGTATATACCACCATATTACATTGGTTTGTTTCTAGGAACATTTGGAACTGTTGCAGCAGAAATTGCAATTGTACTGATTAGCAACTACAGAGACAAGAAACGCAAACAGAAGATGCAGGAGAGATTCAAGGAAGAAGAGTAAGAAAGGAGCGAGTATGAAATACGATAAGCCAATCATGAGAATGTCAGAACTCGTCAAGATGGGATTTCCAAGGTCATTCCTTGATGAAGCCTATCGAGAAAGAGGACAGGACTTTGCACAAAAAGGTCCTAAGTCCAATTCTCCCGTATTTTTCGATACAGAAAGATTTGAAAAATGGAGATTAAGGAAACTAGCAAATGAAAACCAATCAATGCAGAGAGGAGGATTCTAAATGAAAATGGGAGCATTCATGATGGGGTGTGGACTGTTAGTCTGCGGATTAGATTTAATGCCATTCTGGTTTATGGGTACTTGCGTAGCCGCAGGACTGGCATTAATCGCACAAGAGCGTGATGGATGGAAATGAAAAAAAGCACCCAGACGTGCAGGTCTAAAGTGCTTAACAAAAAATGCATAACAACAGTATAGCAAGAAAAGGAGATTATGACAATGATTATTACAAAAAAAGAGTTCAAAGATGCAGTTAAGAAAGTAATTATTGAAGCAGTGAAAGAAACTAGAGACCCAAACTTTACAGAAGAGGAAAATAAGGTAGCAGATAAAAAAATTGCAACAGGCATGACAGAGTTTTATAGCAAACTTATTGTAAAACTTTACGGACAAGATAATGAAGAATGGATATACAACAAAGAAGAAGCATTTGATAACGCAAATACAATCTTAAATGAAAGAATGGCGAATAACGATGCTATTGAAACCATTTTTGAAAATTTAGCATATACAGCAAGTGTGCTTAGACTTTTTGCAATGCTTAAAGAAAATGAGCAGGAAGAAACAGTACCAAAAGAATTTGATGTAGAAGAGATTCTTAAAGAAGCAAAGGAGTGTGAGTAGTCATGATTGTGACAGGCTATACAGACGAAAATGGGACAGTAATCCCAGAAGAAGATGCAACAGAATATATCTGGAAGCAGGCAAGAAACAACGAAGAGGATAAAACATGGCTATTAGAGTATATGTGGGACGTGTTTACAGGAAATCCAAAATTCAAAAAGGAATTAGAGGAACTAAAAGAAGCTCGTTTTGATGATGTATGCAGTGTGAAAGAAGTCAATGAACAGGGAAATATTAAAGAATGTATTGAAGAATGAGAGGTAAAACATGGCTAAATTATATGAGATTAAAAACGAATTTAACGAACTGCTTTTAATGGCAGATGAGCAAGGGTTATCCCTTGATGATATTAAAGACACTATGGACGGAATCGAATTTGAGTTTGAAGAAAAGGCTGATTCTACCGCAAAGATGATTAAAACACTGATTGCTGATGCGGATTCAGTAAAAGCAGAGAAAGACAGGTTAGCAAAAAGAGAGACAGCATTGAGAAACAGTGCGGACAACTTAAAGAAGTATCTTGAAACAATGATGCTTGAAGTAAAAAAGAAGAAGTTTAAAACAACACTGTTTAGCTTCAATATCCAGAAAAATCCTAAAACTGTAAAGGTAGAAGTTGAGGAATTGTTACCTAAAAAGTATCTGATTAAACAGCCAGACAAGGTTAACAGGAAACAGCTTATTGATGATTTGAAAGCAGGAGTGCTTGAAGAAAATGAAAATATGAGACTGGTACAGACAGAAAGTTTAAGAATCAGATAGGAGATAAGAATATGACGATACATGAAAAAATGATGAAGATTCAGACAACATTGAAAGCACCTAAGAATCTGTTTAATTCATTTGGCAATTACAAATACAGAAACGCAGAGGGAATCTTAGAAGCTGTGAAACCATTATTGGCAGAAAACAAATTATCTATGTACATATCTGATGATGTGCAAGCGGTAAATGATCGTGTGTATGTAAAAGCTACAGTATCTATTTTTGATATTGAGACAGGCGAAAGTGTTATGGCTACGGCATCAGCAAGAGAAGCACTCAATAAAAAAGGTATGGACGATTCACAGATAACAGGAACAGCATCATCTTATGCACGTAAGTATGCCTTAAATGGAATCTTCTTATTAGATGATACAAAAGATGCAGACACAGACGAAAACCAGAAAGAACGTACTGCAAGAGCTAATAAGCAGGAACAGGAAAAGAATAAAGAAAAACTTGATCAGATGAAGATTTCTCTTGTAAAACAGAAAACATTATTGGATTTGTGCGAAGATGAAAAGTTTGACATCAATAAGATTTTGAAATCTTACAAACATGAATCTATCAAAGATATTACAGAGGGGCAGTACAAGTACATTGTAGCCAATAAAGACAAAGAGAGTGTAAGAAAGCTGTGGGCAGTTGATGGAAACGAAAGCTAAAATTCATGACATCTCAATTGATTTTGAAACAGGGAAACAGGTCATTTCTCTCGTGTGTGAAAAAGACATACGAGGGGAATATGACCGACTGAAAGATAAGGAATGTAGGCTTAAGGTTGTTCAGTACCGTGAGGGCAGGAGTTTAGATGCCAATGCATACTTTCATGTACTGGTTGGGAAGATTGCAGAAGTAACGGATAACAGCAAGGTATATATAAAGAACAAACTCATAGCAGAGTACGGACAGCATGAGATTATAAATGGTTCTCTTGTATCACTTCCGTTGGATAACGATATAGAAGTGTACGACCTTGAATTTTGCCACCTACAACCGACAGCCAGTACAACTACCAATAAGGCAGGTAAGTTGTTCAGAATCAATCTGGTAATGCGTGGGAGTCATACCTACAACACAAAGGAAATGTCTGAACTGATAAAAGGAACTGTTGCAGAAGCAAAAGAGCTTGGAATTGAGACAGCAACACCGCAGGAGATAAAAGAAATGGAAGAAAGGTGGGGACTTAAGATTGAGAAAGAAAAAGTCAATCATCGTTGATGATATGGAACATTGTAAATTATGTGGAAGTCCTTATGTAGAGATACACCACTGTTTACATGGGACAGCAAACAGGAAGAAAGCTGATAAGTATAACTTAGTGATTCCGTTGTGCCACGAACACCATACAGGCGGTAAACAATCCGCACATTTAAATGCCAGATATGACCTTATGTATAAGAAGATGGCACAAAAGGCATTTGAAGAAAAGATAGGCACGAGAGAAGAGTTTATAAAGGAGTTTGGCAAGTCATGGCTGTAACATATACGATTCAAGGCAGACTGGACGGATTAAACGATTATACACGATCATGCAGGACTAACGCATATAAAGGTGCTGACTGCAAGAAAAAGAATCAAAGAATCTGTAAATACAGCATACCGTTATGGTTACGCAAAAAGAAATTGAATTTCCCAGTGATCGTTGAGATTACATGGTATGAAAAAAATAAAAGACGTGATCCAGACAATGTTGCATTTGCTAAGAAATTTGTCTTAGACAGTCTAGTAGAATCTGGAACATTCCCCGGAGACGGACAGAGGTATGTACTAGGATTTATAGACCACTTTAGAGTAGATTCGAAAAATCCAAGGATAGAAATTACTATTCATGAGGATAACGATAAATAAATGTAGGAGGGCAGTGAATGAACATAAATATAAATACAGACTGGGAATGGTATGAAAACACAAATGTATTTAGATTGTTTTACCACTGCCTACTACATACAAATTTAGAGGACAAGCGGTACTGCGGAAAAGAGATAAAGGCAGGACAATTTGTATCTTCGATAACAAGAATCAGTGCAGAGACAGGATTAACAGAATCGCAGGTCCGAACAGCACTAAAGAAACTAAAGGACACTGGGTATTTATCCACAAAAAGCACAAATAAATACACGATATACACAGTTTTCGACTACGAAAAGTACATAGATTGTGGACAAGTTGTAGAAGCAACTGCCAAGGTTGAAAATGGAACAAAAATGGAACAACCAGTGGAACGAAAAATGGAACAAACAGACAAAAACGCAAAGAAAAATTGCGAGAAATCAAAAGAAAATTGCGAGAAGTCAAACAAAAAAGCAATCAATGAATGTTTTGAAAAGCTCTGGAAACAGTACCCGAATAAACGTGGTAAGGGGCAGGTATCCGATGCAAAGAAAAAGACTCTGTATGAGATAGGAGAAGAAAAAATAGAAAGAGCCTTGAAAAGGTATCTGGATGATTTATCTAAGGACAGTAGTTGGAGAAAACCACAGAACGGAAGTACATTCTTTAATTCTGGTTACGTGGATTATCTGGACGAGAACTACGAGAAACCACCAGAACCGAAGCCACAGCGGAATCCTGCAAGTGTCTTAGAATGCGAGAGAGACTATGACTTTGATGATTTAGAAATGCAGTTACTACATAAGCAATTAGAGTAAGGAAAAAGGAGTGATGGAAAATGTATCAAATGAGTTTTTTTGGTAATGAAACAGCACTTAGAAGCCATTCCATTACCAAGCAAACCAGAAGAGAATCCCACAAAAAGATTAATAAAGAAGCAATACATATCTTGATTTTAGAACAGCTCGAATACGGAGCAATGACAGCACGAGAGATCGCAACAGTGTTGTATAAGCACAAAAAAGTGTTAGAACCGACAAGGCAGCAGGTACAACCACGGCTAACAGAGTTAGTACAGGACGGACGTATTGAGGTATGCGGTAAACGACACGACAGCCTAACAGACAGAAATGTAGCAATCTACAGAAAGGTGGCTAAAGATGGGGTATAAAAAAATAAGCAAAGATCTTAAGAGAAAAATTCTTAAAGAAGTAGAAGAAACGAAAGAGGTTACTTCTGTTGCGAAAAAATACGGAGTAGACCCATCAAGCATCTTTAAGTGGAAAAAATACGGAATCGAAGCGAAGCGGAGAGAGTACACAAAAGAGTTCCGAAAACAAGTGGTCAAAGAAAAAGTAGTTAAAAAGCTACATGTACAGGAATGTGGAGCAATTTATGGAGTACCTGGTTATCTTGTTAGATTCTGGGAAGATGAATTGGTGGAAGAAGTCAAAGAAGAGATTCGACAAAGCCGATTCAAAAAAAAGCAACATGAACGAATATTCATGTTACTTCACATTCTGGTTATTGGAAATAAAAACTAAATAATACTTTTCTGGTTTGATTCTCTGCCTAAGTAACTGTAAATAATGTTTTTTGTATTTTCAGATTCTTCCGTTTTCATCTTTATTAGGCAGAGACTCAAGCCAGAAAAGGCTTGTTGCACAGCAGGATTTTTGTATACCACACGACAACTAAATAAAAGAATCCTCGCAACGCATAAGTACAATATAGCTATTGTATAAGTCATGATTTCCCCTGCTATTAACGGCAGGGGAGAGAATGAAGAGTAAAGGAGTAAGAAATGCAAATTTATAATATAGAAACGAAAGCAATTATAAGTGGAGAAGAAATAAAAGAATTAGATGATTGCTTTATTTTGACAAATACTGACGAGAGAAATGATATGCAGACAACGATCAGATGCTTGAAACCAACGTGGAACAAAGTAATTTGTAAAGAAACGTGTTTACAGCGTATTACAAGTCAGCTAAATCAACTTACACAAAACACGGTTTTAGGAGTTGATGAGTTAAGCAATAATACAGATACACTCATGATGAGAATAACATTGAAAAATGTTAAAAACAAAAGTCTATTGATATATAACAAACAAAATAAAACAACATACATTGATTGTTGGTTTATCAGTAGTAGATTTTTAGATCAAGCCATAGAAGATTATTTAACAAATAAGGAGGATTAAATATGGGAATTAAAAATCTAACAGAAGCAGAAGAAAAAGAGTTTTACAGACTCGTTGGGAAGATGAATGGAGAAAAACCAGACAAGGAACAGGGTGTAAAGGTAAGGAAACCACGACAATCAGAAGAATATTTTTGTATTAGTAATGATGGAGCTGTTATACAAAGCAGGTGGACGAATGATTCTTTAGATGAAGGAAGATGGGAATTAGGAAACGTCTTTTTCACAGAAGAGTCAGCGTGGCTTGCCAGAGAAAAAAGAAAAGTAGAAGTTGAACTTGAACGATATGCAAAGGAACACAATGACCCAACACTCGAAGATAGTTATTTCATTTTGCATGATGAATACAATGAAGAACTTGATTATGATGTGTGGGCCGATTACAGACCACAGGGAGCGGTGGTATTCACATCAAAACAACTTGTATTTGATGCGATCGAGTCAATAGGAAGAGACAGAATCATTAAATACATCTTTGGGGTAGAAAGTGAGGGAGAGGAATGAATTTTACAAAAGCGTTCGCAGTATTTATGCAAATTGATTCAAAGGAGTTTACGGAAGATGAAAAATATGAAGCAATACAGCAGGTGTTAGATGCAGCGACAATAAACAGTATCACAAAAAGACAGGTGTTAGATGTAGTGTCTTACCTATTTGACGAGCAAAACAAATACAGATGGCACGACTTAAGAAAGAATCCTGCTGATCTGCCAGAAGATAACAAAGATGTTTTAGTAACTATAAAAGGCGGTTGCGTAAACAGAACATGGCATGATTCCTGCGGATGGAGAAATGCAACAGCCAAAAAGGCAAGGTACTATAGTAACGATAGGGTTATTGCATGGAAAGAAATAAAGGAATTTGAAAATGAGGAGATTTAAAATGCCAACAGCAAGGTGCAAATGGTGTAATAGTTGGTTATTCAATGAGGACATCGGAAGAGAGTATATTCAGATAAATTCTGACATGAAAATACAAAGCAAATTTATTTGTCTTAAGTGCGAATGTGAGTTAAGAAAAGAAGATTTCTTTGAGCCGTACAGAAGTATGATGAAGTAAAGGAGTATCAATGGACTTAGAACAAAAAGCAATAGAAAGAATCAAAACAGCATCAGAAATGAGTCTTGAGTATTACAAACAACCACTTATCTGTACATACAGCGGTGGTAAGGATTCAGATGTATTATTAGAGCTATTCAAACGTTCTGGAGTTCCTTTTGAAGTACAGCACAGTCACACCACAGCGGATGCACCACAAACAGTGTGGCACGTCCGTGACAATTTCAAGAAATTGGAAGAGGGGGGGATAAAGTGCAGTATTAACTATCCAAGGAAGCCAGACGGAACCAGAATCACGATGTGGAATCTCATTCCTAGAAAACTTATGCCACCTACACGACTTGTAAGATATTGTTGTAAAGAATTAAAAGAAACAGCAGGCATGGGAAGATACGTGGCAACAGGTGTTAGATGGGATGAAAGCACAAAAAGGAAACACACACGATCAGAATTTGAAAAGATAGGAGCATCAGTTAAAACAAAGGAATTGTTTGATGATTCTGTAATGCTCAACAATGACAACAATTCTAAAAGAAGAATCACTGAATTGTGCATGCAGAAGCACAAGATGGTTGTAAATCCCATTGTTGATTGGAAAGAGGAAGATATATGGAACTACATAGACCAAGAGAATATATGTGTTAATAAATTGTACCAATGCGGATATAAAAGAGTTGGATGCATCGGTTGTCCGATGGCAGGCAGAAAAGGAAAATTAAAGGAATTTTACGATTTTCCAACATTCAAGCTAAATTATATCAGAGCATTTGACAGGATGTTAGAAGTAAGAAAAGCAAAGAATCTCCCTACACAGTGGGAATCTGGAGAAGAAGTATTCCTGTGGTGGATAGAAGATAAGAATGTTGCAGGGCAAAGAGAATTTAAGGTAGCAGAAAACGGACAACTTATGTGGTAAAGGAGAAAGAATATGGACGTTATCAAACAAATAGATTACATGATCGCTTGCCTAGAGATGGTAAAAGAAGAAATCAATTACAAAAAAAGATGGGAAATGAAAATAAAAATGAGAGAGGATAACGACTGGAACTGGTATAAGATACACAGGACACCAAACAATGCACTTATCAAAGAAAATCTTAGAAATGTTGGAAGAACAGGATTCAAGCTTGCGAAAGATTTAGAGGTGGGAGAATGACTAAAAATGAAACAATAACAATAAATGAAATAATAACACAGAGATTTCAAAGCCACTTATATAATTGCATAAAAGAGTCAAATATTCCTGCTATGCAATTAAGCGTAAGTTTCGACAGAGAAAAGGCATATATAAAAGACGAAAAAGCAGGACGTATCGTTGGAGAAGTTGATATGAAGATTACTATGGAACGATATGAACCTAAAAAAATGACAAGAAGTGAAGTGGAAAAAGCTATATTAGCTTACTGCCACCCTGTTAGCACACCATGCAAAGAACGCAAATGTTATAAAAAGTGTGTAAAAAGGATGCCGTTTGAATGGTTAAGTAACGAGGGATTGCAAGAATACTATGAATTTTTGTATGGAATCAAAGTGGAGGTAAAGGAATGACAATAGCGGAGCAGGTGGCACACGACTTTTTAGACAGCGTAGAAAAAAACATTGTTGCAAATAAATTGGACATTAAATCATTAGAAACGAATACTTATTATCAATCTAAGGATGAAGTAAAAATGGAAGTAGCTGACAAAAAAACAGGAGTTGTTATTGCAACAATGAAATGTAATTTTGACACAAGTAGGATAAAAAAAGAAATAAAAAAACAGATGATAGAAGATTACTGCTGCGACCACGGATGTTTTAACTGTATATTTACAAAAATGAATCCTTGCATAATGGGGTTGATTGAAATTGAAGAAGCTACGGACGAACAGATAAATGAGTGTTGTAGAAAGATGGGAGATGATAAAGAATGACAAGAGAACAGATGATAGATACGTTAGAAGATTACTGCAACGGAAATATCTGTGATTCATGTGAATTTTGTAATGACTGTGAAAAAGAAATGGTTTTTTCTGAAATAGTTGACGAAAAACTGAAAGATTATGTAAGCAGAATTGATGAAAAAAATACAGATAAAGAGTCACAAAATGAGTGTGAATTGGAGGAAAAGAAAATGGAGCAGGTAAAAGTTTTAAAAAAAGCAACAAAAATATATTATCCAGATGAAATGAAAGATGTGTTACCGCTTAAAGAGTTTGTGAAAAACATTACAGATAAAGGATATAAGGTTGAATTAACAAAAGATAATGTTGTCAGTGATACCGTAGTGAATATCTATAAAGAAGTGGAGATAAAAGAATGATACTAAAAATCTTACTTGTTATCATTGGTGTTTTCTTAGGACTGGTAGGCAGTGGCTTTTGCCAGTCCGCTAAAGCAAGAGATACGATCACAATGACGTTAGAAGATTATGAACACATCGGTGCTGTATTTAACAGCCTGCCGATAAGAGAACGACATAAGAACTTAAAAAAGCAGGATGTGGTGTTATATAGATGCCCTAAGTGCGGTAACTACATAAAGGAATGGACAGAAGTTTGTGAGTGTGGGAATCGGTTAGACTGGGGAGAAAGTGAGGACTTACATGTTAATAATGACAAAAGATAGAGAGATTCTGAATCTTGATAATGTTCTTGAAATTCGGGCAATCGAAGAGAATGTAGAATGTGAGCTAATGAATGGATATATTTACACAATACAATCATTCAAAACACATAAAAAAGCAGAAGATGCATTAGATAAGATACTTAATCAATATGACAGAGGACAAAGTGTTATCAAGTTATAAAGGAGCGTTATAAATGTTAGTGCTTACACAAAGCCAACAGATGGCTATTAATGTTGAATATGTAGATTGCATGTTTATTGGAAAAGAAATAATAGAGAAAAAAGAAAAATATGGTTTATATTGCATTATGGCTTCGGACCAAGAAAAAGTCGCTATTGCATATTATGAAACAAAGAAAAAAGCAATGGAAGAACTCAAATTGATGCTGAATTGTTGGAAACACAAGCAAGATATATATTTTATCAGACAAGAAAAGGCGGTGTTATAATGGGAAGCAATTTCTTTAACAACAGACAGTTACCCGCACAACAACGTAGGGTTAAGAATCGCAGGGATGCAGATAAACTAATACATAGCAGTTACACAGCATTTCTTTTATTGGGCACGATGGCACTACACGACCAATTTGGATTTGGTGGTGCCAGACTTGGGAAATGGATTGATAAAATGAACGAACTAAAGGAATGTTACGAAAAAGGTCTTGTCACTGTGCAGGACCTGCAATCCATGATTAAGAATGAAACAGGAATCGAGATAAAGTTTTAGGAGTGATTATATGAAATGTGCTTGTATGGGATGCACAGAAGCAACCGGTAGGAGTTGGGATTGCCACACAAGATGTGATGGTTACAAAGAGTTCCAAGCCAAAAACGAGGAAGAGAAGAACGTTATCAAAAAGAAAAATCCTTATTATAAGTCGTTATCAAAAGAAAAATTTATGAAAAGAAATGCTTTAAACAGGAACAGGAGGGGAAGAAAGTGATTAGTACAGCTAAAGCAATAAAGAAAACTAGAGAAGCACAAGGAATGACACAAAAAGAACTTGCTGAAAGATGCGGTTATACAGTCACTGATATTAAAGCATATGAACTTGGGGAAAAAGAACCAAAACACATTAATCTTATGACTATAGCAGGAGCATTGGGCGTTACGATGTATGAGATGTTTGAAAGAATGGAAGAGATTGAAGAACCAGAGAATCTAAATCTTGATGTTATCAGAAACGCACTAAGTGCCCGTAAAGCTATTGTAGAAACACCATTGGACAAAATAACAGTGATGGCATTTGAAGAGCTTATACAGTACAAGGAAACAGAATTAACACCCAATCAAATCAATGGGATGAAAAAAAGACACGAAAAAATTGACCTTATGGCAATTGAATATGATAATATTAAAGAGAAATACGACAAACTATATGGAAAGGAGCAAATATGATGAATTATCAAGAAAAAGAAGCACGATTAGATATCTATGATGTCAAAAAAGCACTACTATATCGTAAAGCTATTGGAGAAACAGAGTGGGACAGAATCACAGTGATGGCATTGAAAGAGCTTTTAGAGTATAAAAAAATAGGGTTAATGCCACAAGAAATAAAAGAACTGCATAAGATGTATACAGAGAGATGCGAACAAGTTAACAGGCTAACACGTGATTGCGAACTACTTAAAAATAAGGATAAATGTAAGTGGCACGTATGACATTCAATAAGTGCATACAGATGTTAAAAGAAAATCTGGAAAGCATCAGCGAGGAGCAGGAACATGAATCGTGATCAGTTCCAAAAGTGGATTGACGAGAACGGAACAGGACAGAGAGAAAACAAGAGCTGCAACGGCATAGACTGGGTACTTGTTACCATGAAAGATACGTGGATAGCTTTATTTGAGTACGTGAATGGCTCATATATCCCTTATATTCAGTGCAAGGATAAAGAACACGCATTAAGTTATATAAATGTCTTAGAACGTCTGTCAGTGCCTTTTGACGTGATATAAAAAAGAAGGGGAGTATCCCCCCTGCTTCTTTTATTTGTCTTCATATTTAATATATAAGTGCCTCCATTTCTCCAACCAATTTTTAGCACCGATGTAACTTTGATAGGTCAATTCGTTACTATCTTGCATTTCTTCGTACATATCACATTCATGCTGTACACGAAACCAGACATCAGCAAAGTTATCAATTGTATCATCATTCATAGCGAAGTACACTTTTAATTTCTTTAGTGCAGTGATCGCTTTTTTACAATCATCGGGTAATTCTCTGTCAAATATTTCTACCATTTTTATCTCCTTTTCTACCCTCGTAACCTCCGGGGTGGGTGGTGTATGTTATGCAGGTATTACAAGACTGTCACGATCAGCCTTGACAAGACGATTTTTATTAAGTCTATCTTTCCACTGTTCAACAAGTGACTCATGGAGTTCCAATGCTTTCTGTCTGCTGTAAGTTGTATAAGAATCAATCTCTTCAAAATCATCCATATACATTACAACAGTTTGGTATTCGTGCAATACTTCCACATAAGCTGTGGAAATAATGCACTCTGTTTGATGCAACCAAAATTTGTGTCTTGCGATTACTTTATTCATTTTCAATCCCTCCTAAAATCTTTTTACAAGCTTCTACATATCCGTCTGGAAGTGTTTCAGTGTTCATCTTCCCACCGTTTGCTCTCCATTCGAGATATTTTTTAACTTCTTCTTTTTCTTCTTCCAGTTCGTAAATAAATTCTTCGTAGGAAACGAAGTCCTCATTTTCGACTAACTTTTCAATTTCTTTTCTTAATTCTTTCATCTTCTTTTCTTCCTTTTAAATGCTTTTCGTTTATCTTTAACTAGAGTATAAATGATTTTAGTTTAAATGTCAATGGTAAAAATAAACTTTTTTCGTTTGACACATGATATATTTTAAATTATAATGATTTAAAAACAGAAAAGAGGTGTGGTTGATGGAATACAATATAAACTTTACTTACAAGGACAACAAGCAATTAAAAGAAATCTACAAAGAACTACTAAAAAGGAACGGCATGACAATGACAGAAGCGTCACAGCTCTTAGGATTGTCAACACCGCAGCAGCTAAACAACAAATTTAATAATAAAAAAGTATCCTTAAGTGATTTAAAGGATTTTTTGGGTATAATGGGATATGATTACGAGATAATAATAAAAAAGAGATCTGGGAGCTTTTGAGTTCTTCCAGATCTCTTTTACTATGCAATTCTTGAAACATTGGAAGTCTTTACTTTTTCGCTTCCATATTTTCTTTGGATGTCCTCGAAAGACATTTTCTTTTTATGCCACTTTCCAGATGGTTCTGTTGAGAAATGCCATTTCTTGCGATTCTTAGACCACTTAAAGCCTAACTTCTTTAGTTCTTCTTTGTACGGGAATGTATTACCGTCTACCCATACCCAAGAGCCTACTACCTCGATATTGACACCATCGAAAGAAACAATATTATTGATTACATTTCTTAAGGCTTCGTCTGCCTTATAATCAAATGTATTTTTCTTTTCTTCTTCTGGTGTCTGCCCTGCCTTGAACATGTCAAACAGTTTCTTGTATTCGGCTGTAATCTCTTGACATGTAACAACGTCTCCGCCATTGTCTGGGTGGTTGGCTACCATTAATTTTTTGTATTCTTTTCTGAGTTCCTGTAAGTTTTTGGCTGTAAAATATTTCATGATAACACCTCCTAAGTTGTCTAGCAGAGACTTATAAAATCTCTGCTAAGCTAATAACCTGTGATTCTGATAAATTATCCATGACGATCTCGTCTCCTTTGTGGAGTTCGAATCTGTCTGGAAAAGTTCCAAACCATCCGTCAAACTGATTGTCAATGTAGTATCCTTTTGATTCTAATTTTTTGATTGCTTCTTTCATCTTATTATCTCCTTTTCTGATTGCTTTGTTCTCTTAACTTACTTTTATTATATCACTTTAAAAAGTTATGTCAATAAAAAATGTCACTTTTTATGATAATATTTCTCTTGACGTGAAAAGGGTACATAATATATAATGTAGTAAATAGGAGGTAATGGAAAATGTTAAAGTACAAAATTGATGTATATGATGCACTACAAAGAAAAGGATTTACTACATATAAGGCTAAAACTACCAATTTACTTAGTCAAAACACGTTAAACAAGATAAAGAACGAGGATACAGCTATAACGCTAAAGGCTTTAAATGCTGTATGTAACATCTTAGAAATGCAACCGGGTCAGATATTGGAATATGTAAGAGATGAAGAGGACGAAAAAAAATTAAAAGAATTATAAATATCACTTTACAAAGGGATAAAGATGTGGTAAGATAAAGACAGTTAAAGGAGATAAGCAAAGAAAGAAAAGGAGATATGAGTTATGAAAAAATTAAACGCAGAAGAAATCAAAAAAGAATTATTAAACGAGGAAATGAGCTTCACAGATTTTGACAACTTCATGATGGAGTCTGGATATTACAGCGTATTTGATGATGGAGTAACAGCAGACATCAAGCAGGACGGAAATGTCGTGTATACAGCTACAGACTCTAACGAGTGCGAAGTGCAGATTTTCTTCGAGATCACAATAGATAACGGAGAAGATGAAGCAGAAGAAGCATTTTACTTAAAAGTAACAGATGTGCAGGAGTTCTAAGATGAGAATAAAATGGTTAAAAATGCAGGGTAAGACGGTATATGGGTTCAAAATATTAGAAGTCTGCAGAGAAAATAACATTACAATGGTCAAAGTTGTTTGCCCTATCTGTGGTAAAATATATACAATAAGGGCAGATTATCTCAAATATAGAAAGAGCTGCGGTTGCTTAACAAAACCGTATGAAATAGAGAAAGGTAAAAAAATAGCAGAAGAAGCAAAAAAACAGTGTATAGATGGTACTAGCATCAGAAGCCTAACAACGAAAATATCAAAAGCGAATAAATCTGGTATAAAAGGTGTACATTGGGACAAAAAAAGAAACAAATGGGCGGCACAAATAACATTTAAAGGAAAAAATCATTACTTAGGAAGATACGATAATAAAGAAGATGCAAGAGAAGCAAGAGAAAAAGCCGAAAAAGAAATGTTCGGAAAATTTCTGGAAGAGCATAAAGAGTATGTAAAGGATAAAAAGGAGTGTTGAAAAATGAAAAATCAATTTAAAATTTATGCAAATTATGGAGTGCTTGGAAGAGAGAAAAGAGTTGTGTACTCATACGGTGTGCCAATGACAGAAGTAAACGATGAACTTATTGTCGAACTGCCAGAAAACGATAGCTTTAAATTTTATGAAAACAGTTTTGGAGATTTAATGGTAGAGACAGCATGGGGACATTGCTACGGAGTAAACGACGTCTTACAAGGAAAAGAGAATCCCTGCTTTTATGCACTAGATCGTGATGCAAAGGGGCACAGAGTAAATCTAAATATTGTAGAAGAATAAAAAGAGTGTAAACAAAGGCACTTCCCACTATGGTATAATTATCTTAGATAATAACCATAGTCGGGAGGTGTCTTTTTTGATTAATAACAAACTAAAGAATTGCTGTAACGATTGCGTGTACTGCGAGATCGTGACAGAGACAAAGAGAAGAGCAATCCCAGAAAACAAAACAGAAGTGGTACTGGTAAACATAAAGTGTAGTCATATGTGCGTATGCAGTAGATACCAGAAAGAGGTGCAGAATGGAAGATAGAAGTATATGCTGCGCTGAATGTATGTATCTACTAGGAAGTAATACAAAGAACTACTATATGTGTAACGTAGGCAAGTATGACAGAATAGACAACGCATATCTATGCACCTGCGACAAATATAAAAGCAGGAATCCAAGCACAAAAGAATATAAGAGATAAATAACAGATCGTTAGAGGTGGTAAATTTCGTTGCAACCACGCACCCTATGGGTTAAAAGAGATGCAAGAGATGTGACGCTTGCCTAACGGTCTGTTTAAATATATATAAACCTAGAAAGGATGTGAGAAGATGAATCTAAATAGAATTATGAGAAAACTACAAAGAGCAATAGTATCAAACGGATTTGTAATAAGCTTAGACACAACACAATTCTATTCAGAGGACCAGAAACGAATGATAACAATGTACATCCTGTCTATAAAAGCATATGAGAACACAAGAAAAGGTTGGAGAGATACACGGTACGAGATACTAAGAACCGCTTCACAAGTGGACATAATTAAATGCCTGTCTGATATATGGGCAAGTATACGAGAAAGGAATGGGCAAATAAATGCGGAATGAACTTACACAGAAGCAAAGAACATTTGCTCATGCATGGATAGAAAACGGTGGGAATGATTATCAAGCGGCAATAGATGCGGGATATTCGCAAGCAACAGCAAAGAACGCAAGAAAGAATATCTTGGAAAAACGTGGAGTAAAGGAATATATTGCTAAACTACAAGCCGACTTAGACAAAGAAAAAGGTTTTGATATTATGAGTCTTGCAGACATACAGCGAAGACGGTCAATGATCGCCACTGGTGCGTTGCAAGATTCTTTTGGATTTACCCCAGATTTCCCAGACCAGTTAAAAGCCATGAACGACTTAGAAAAGGCTTTGACGGTGCAGGCAAAGGAAGAGGAAGAGAAGAAAGCAAGAGAAGAGGCATTAAGAAATAAAACGTACCACATGGACCTTGATATAATCCCCGATGTGTTCCATCCAATGGTTAGAGATATAAGGAATCATGGCCATACAGAATATGTATTACCGGGGGGACGTGGCTCTGGTAAATCCTCAACAATCCCAAATATCATTACAGAGCTAATGAGAAACAACCATGACATCCATTGCCTTGTTGTGAGAAAAGTATATAACACTGTAAAGGATTCTGTATTTGCTAAAACAAAATGGGCAATAACAAAGCAGGAGTTTTCTGAAAAAGATTATAAATATACAAGTTCTCCGTACGAAATTACAATGAGAGACACAGGGCAAAAGATATTCTTTCGAGGTGCTGATGATAAAGATAAGATTAAGTCTATAGCACCAGAGTTTGGATATATAGGAATTGTCTGGTTTGAAGAATTAGACCAGTTCGCAGGACCAGAAGAGATCAGAAATATTGAGCAGTCCGCTATTCGTGGTGGAGATAGTGCATGGATATTTAAGAGCTTTAACCCACCAAAGAGTGCTAATAACTGGGCAAACCAGTATTTGGAAGTACCGAAAGATAATCGTATGATCGTGCGAAGTACATATCTGGATGTACCGAAAGAATGGTTAGGACAGCCATTTATTGATGAAGCAGAGCATTTAAAAGCAATCAGACCAGAAGCTTATGAACATGAATATTTGGGTATTGCTAACGGTAATGGTGGGGCAGTATTTGAGTATGTAGAAGTAAGAGAAATTACAGACAAAGAAATATCACAGATGGACCGCATATACCAAGGCGTTGACTGGGGATGGTATCCAGATAAGTACGCATTTACAAGGACGTACTACGATTCAGCACGAGAAACAATCTATCTTATAGACGAGCATTGTGTAAATAAGCGATCGAATGAGCAAACAGCCGAATGGATAAAGAAAAAAGGCTATAACGATTATGCGATCATTTGTGATAGTGCAGAACCTAAATCAGTAGAGGACTACAGAAACTTAGGACTTGTAGCACAGGCAGCAGTTAAAGGTCCGGGGTCAGTTGAATACGGCATGAAATGGCTACAACGTAGGAAGATTGTAATTGACCCACGGAGAACACCATACGCATACAAAGAAATTACAACGTATGAGTATGACAGAGACAAAGACGGTAATATAATAAGCGGATACCCCGACAGAGACAATCATGCTATTGATTCGTTGAGATACGCATACAACAGAGTGATCATGAGGAGAGGAGAGAACGCATAATGATGATAAATTTAAAAGATGTAACTTGTATACAAATTGGAAATGTAATGTTAGGCATCGAGAATATAGAAAAAATATCTATCCATGATGGTGGGGTTTGGCTTACGATTAATAGCGATTTGATACAAGGAGATATAGAAACAAAAATCGGAAACGTTAAACTGATAGCGGTGGAATAGATGGGTATAATAAGCAGAATGAAAGAGATATTAAGTGCCCTTTTTAGACAAAGGGCAAGAGACGAATTTAAGATTGATACTGTTACCAGTCCAGAGATGCAGAGAGCTATAGAAAAATGTGCATACATCTATAAGGGCATTCCGTACTGGTTAGACAAGGACGAGCATATAAAGACTATCAACTTTGCAAAAGCGGTGTGTTCGGAGACAGCACGCCTTGCTACACTTGCAATAGGCGTAGAGATAGATGGTAGTGCAAGAGCTAATTGGTTGCAGGAGCAGATAGACAAGGAACTGGAACAGGTACGGCACCATGTAGAATACGGCTGTGCATACGGTACAGTTGTATTAAAGCCTAACGGTGCAAGTGTGGACTTGATTACACCAGAGAACTTTATAGTAACAGACGAAAGCAACGGAGAAATTCAAGGAATTGTGTTTGTACATCGTGAGATCTCAAGTGATGGTAAGACGTATTACACGAAGCTAGAGTATCATAGGTACATTGAGGACGTGTATCAGATTACAAATCGTTGCTATGCTTCTAAGGATGCCAACGATACAGGAAAGCTAATTGACATAGACGAAACACCTTGGAGGGGAGAACTGGAAGATGTAGGACTTACAAACCTAAACGGACAACGTCTGTATGCAGTTCTTAGGACTCCGCAGGCGAACAATGTAGACTTGCATTGTAGTTTAGGATTGCCTATTTTTTACGAAGCAATAGAAGAGCTAAAAGATTTAGACACTGCATACAGCAGGAACGCAACAGAGATATTCGACAGCCGAAGAATGTTGCTGCTAGACTCCGACAAGTTAATGGAGACTGGTACAAGGGTAAACAATACTCAAGATGGATTTGAGAGAAGCAAGAAGCGGTTGAGATTACCAGAGTTTGTTAAGAATGTAAACAGCACAGACATTAAAGGATTCTATCAAGAGGTAAACCCAAGTCTCAACACAGATACACGATTGACAGGAATCAATGCCCTGCTGTCACAGATTGGGTATAAATGCGGATTCTCCAATGGATACTTTGTGTTTAATGAGACTACAGGCATCCAAACAGCTACAGGCGTAGAAGCAGAGCAGCAGAGAACAATACAGTTTATCAAGGACGTTAGGGACAAGCTACAGTTCTGCATGGATGATTTGATTGCAGCACTTAATATATTTGCTGATCTGTACCAATTAGCACCAAGTGGACCTTATGAAACTGTCTACGACTTTGGAGACATTACATATAACGAAGATGAAGATAGAGCGAGATGGTACAGCTATGTTACTTCCAACAAGATTCCATTCTGGTACTATCTAGTTAAATTTGAGGGATTCAGTGAAGAAGAAGCAAAAGCACTTGAAGAAGAAGCACAACCGAAAGAGCCAGACTTATTCGGTGCAGGAGATGAAGAATAATGCTAACGCCAGATTACTTATGGTATGTGCCAGAGAAAGCAGAGAAGCAGGCGGAAGAATTGCATAACAAAATTGTATCTGTGATTATCGAACGAATGATGATAAGGCTAGGACGTGGCGAAGATTACCTTTTTACACCTATTGACAAGTGGCAAATGGATGTATTGCAAGATGCAGGGTATATCTTGCAAGCGGTACAGAAAGAGATTGCACAAACAACAAAGATAGGAATTGATACAATCGCACGGACCATGAAAGATGCAGGTATAAAAGCCTTAGAGTGGGATGATGCAGTGTATAAAAAGGCAGGTTTTGAACCAAAACCACTCGGGGAAAGTCCTTATCTACAACGATTGTTGCAGAGGAATTATGAAAAGACAAAGGGAGAGATGCATAACTACACTGGTACGATGCCGAACGCCTGCCACGATAACTACATAGATGCAGTGGACAAGGCATATAACCAAACTGCAAGCGGCACAACAAGCTACACAGAAGCGGTCAAAGAAGCTGTTAACGACATTATAGACAAGGGTGCAGACGTAACATACCCTAGCGGACGTAGAGACAGCATAGAGACAGCTACAGCGAGAGCGGTCCGTACTGGTGTAAGCCAGATGGCAGCAGATATTACAGACGCACGTATGGACGAGATGGACTGGGATATTATCCTCACATCTGCCCATCTGGGAGCCAGAATCGGAAACGGTGGGAATAATTTAACTAATCATTTCTGGTGGCAAGGCAAGTTTTACAGCAAAAGCGGTAATGACCCAAGATTTCCGCCTTTTTCGGTCTGCGGTATGGGAAACGTGCAGGGAATCCATGGGGCAAACTGCCGACACTCCCACGGCCCGGGGGATGGAATAAACAATCCGTTCGAGGACTACGACAGCGAAGAGAATCGCAAAGAATACGAGAAACGGAAACGACAGCGAGAACTTGAAAGACGTATCAGAAAGACGAAACGACAGTTAATTGGCATGAAAGCAGCAGTAGACAACGCAAAGGACGAAGCCTTAAAGCATGAGCTTGATATGGAATATCAGAAAAAAGCTGCACTGTTGCAGAAACAGAATCAAGCCTATAAAGACTATTGCAGACAGAACAATTTGAAAACCCAAAACGAAAGACTCAACACCGCAGGATGGGACAGAAGTCAAGCATCATCCGCTAGAGGTGCAGCGACTAGGTATAATAACGCACGAGGTAAATAATTTGGAAACTATTAATCAATTCATGGTTGCGTGTGGGTGGATTATAACCATTGGTGGAGCTGTAGGCGTATTGTATAAAGCCTATAAGCATTACAAGAAGCCTACGGACGATTTAGAACAACGTATAACGTCAATAGAGACAGACATCAAAGACATTAAGCAGAAGCTTAACAGTGACTACAACGCAATTAACAGCCAACAGGACGATGTTAATTTAGTCATGAAAAGTATGTTTAATCTGATTGAGAACAAAATCACAGGGAACAACATCGAGGGCCTAAAAAAAACCCGAGACGAGTTAATAAACGCACTGACAACACACGAGAAATAAAGGAGAATAAAAATGGGAAGTAGAGAATATTTAGCGGTATGCAAAGCAAAGATTGTTGATTATGTGAACGGACATATGGACAAGACAGACAACAATCATATTACAATGAATGACGTGTATGTTGTTTGGTATTCCAAAACATTACAGAACCACAAAGCACTGTTAAGCACGACATTATCTGATGGCATGTATTATGAAATGACATTCAACGGAGATGAAAGCGAGCTGTACATGGACGCTTACAAGAAGTGGGAAAATGTCAAGTTTGAGATGTAAAGGAGAATAAGAATGATAATTGACGGTATAAATTTTAAAGAGTTAAATATCACAAAAGATGGAGAACTGATTGCATCAATTACAGATGGAAAAGATGGAATCGTACACAAGGACGGCTATAGAGTGCAACTTGTAGTGGAAGATGTCGGCATGTCGTTTGCAGAAGCATTTAAAAGAATGAAAGCAGGGCGTAAAGTAAAACTTCCATCGTGGGGTGGGTACTGGTATTGGGATACAGAAAAAGAAACTATTATGATGCAGTGCAGAGACAAGGACAACGGAGAAAAAGGAGACTTATTAGATATTAGGGATACACAGATGGTTGAATACACACTTAACAATATCTTATCTAACGAATGGCTAATTGCAGAATAAGGAGTGAAAGTATGGCTAAATATGTAAAGAAGCCTGTTGAGATAGAAGCAATCACGTTTGATGAGCTTATGAGAATCGGAGCAGAGAACGCTGATACTGTGGTTAACGGTATGCCTGTTAAGTTTATGTACAATGGTTACGTCATTAGACAATATGACAGCAATTCTTACACTATCCCAACACTAGAGGGAGATTTTCTCATGACAAAAGATGATATGCTTATCACTGGCGTAAATGGAGAAATCTATCCATGTAAGAAAGAAATTTTTGAAAAAACTTATGAAAAGTGTATTGAAAAATCCATAGTATAGCATTTACAATAATACTTGTAACAAATAATAGTTGTTGTTGAATAAATCATTTTTTACTTGCTAGTATGTGATTTGTTTCGAAGATTTTTCATGTTACAACCCTTTTTCTTATTGATTTTATAAAGTATAATACGGCAGGACTTCACACGAGGTCCGTGGAAACATAGTTCAGTTGGTTAGAGCATCCACCTCATAAGTGGACAGTCACAGGTTCGAATCCTGTTGTTTCCATTAGCCACAAAAGTGGCAATCAATAGCATTTATTTTCTGACCCTTTATTGGTAGAGCTGTAATTTTTTCATACTCCTCCAAAAAACGTTGAAGCATCATGTTGCCGCATGGTGCTTTTTTCGTGAAAAAAATTAGAAAAATGAGTAGAAAAAAAGAGTCTCCATATCTTACAATAAAAGAGTAGATTGTTTGATGCTCATGTGATTCAATCAACTAACCTCCTCCCGTAAGTTTTAAGAGAGAGTTAAAGGCTCAAGAGTGGTTCAAGTCCACTCTTCTATTTTACCTTGGCTTAGGTTTATAAGTCTTAATCCATTACCGCATACGAGCGGTATACAAATATCGTATAGGAGGATATACAATGCAGAATTACGAACAGATTTTAGCAGAATTAGGAATCGAAGTACCAGAGGACAAAAAGTCCGATCTGAAAAAGAAGATGTCTGAAAATTACAAGACTGTAGCTGACTACGATAAACAGGTAAAGAAAAAAGATGACTACAAAATATCTTTAGACGATGTACAGACCAGATTAGCCGAATTAGAGAAAGAAGATGTTGACGGCCTTAAGGCTAAGATTACAACATTAACACAGGAGCTTGCAGACGAAAAAGAAGCAAGAGCAAAAGAAGCTAAGCAGACAGAGTTAAGAGACAAGGTAAAAGATTTCTTATCTGATAAAAAATTTGTAAATGCAATCACAGAAGACTCTATCCGCTCCCAGATGATTCAAAAATTAGAAGAAGAGAATGGGAAAAATGCAGAAGATGTATTTAAAGAACTTACTACTAAAGATGGGAAACCAATTGAGAACATCTTGGTTGACGAAAAGAAAGTACCAGATGTTAATATTCCAAGCTTCACAACTAAGTTCAACAGCGGAGAGCAGAAAAAGGGAACACAGAAGTTAAGGGAAATGTCTTTAGACGACAGAATGAAGCTTAAGGCAGAGGACCCAGACTACTATGCAACCTTATTAAATGACAGATAGATAATACCGACTCACAGTATGGAAGTGAGCCGCTAACCTAAAAATCCCTTAATAGTTGTAGGTAGATGGGACATAGATAAGTCCTTATCTATTCTTATTTAGGGTAGAAAGGACTTTTTTTATGCCAAGAACAGGAAGATTTGGCGGTTTTGATTTTGACCCAGAGGTTTTTTCTGAGTTTATGTCAGAAAACCCAACATGGAACGATGCTATTATTGCATCTGGTGTATTAGCACAGGACAATACAATCATGGACTTAATCGGAGAAAAAGGAAACGTTGCAACAATTCCTTTCTATACACCGATTGATGAACAGGACTCACAGGCTTTAAACAACGATGGAGAAACAGACAACACACCTGCTGAAATTACAGGAAAGAAACAGACTTGTATGTTAATCCAGAGAATGAAAGCTTGGAAATCAAAAGACTTTACAAAAGAGTTAACAGGTGCAGACCCTATGACTCATGTTGCAAACTCTGTTGCAGACTTTTATAAGCAGGTAAGAACACGTGACTTAATGACTACAGTTGATGCAGTTTTAAGTCTGTCTGGGATGGAAAACCACATTACAGACTTATCTTTAACTGGCGAGGGCACTGTTGGAGATGTAAACAAAATTGACGATACAACACTTATCTTTGCACAGCAGAAAGCTTTAGGAGATTCCGCTGACAAGATGGGATTACTTGTATTAAACTCTTACATCTACGCAAAATACAAAGCAATGGGACTTGTTGACTACAACAAATACACTATTGCTAACGCAGTAGAAAGAGAAGTAAATCTCCCTACAATCGGTGGATTTATCCCACTGGTAACAGATAAATTTACAGTTGATACAACAGGAACAAACCCAGTATACAAAACTTATATGCTTGGTACAGGTTCAGTATTGACTTGTGATAAGACAAACTATGAAAATCCTTATTATACAGACTATGACCCAGAAACATCTGCCGGTATTGAAAAGCTGTATACAAAACAGGGTTATGTATTACATCCTAACGGATTTTCTATTAATGCTAACAAGATTGCAAAAGAGTCTCCTACAAATGCAGAGTTAGGAGCTAAAGCAAACTGGTCTTTAGCATTTAATCAGAAGAATATCCGCATGGGTGTTATTAAATCCAACGGATAAAAAGGAGTGTGATTTCATGGCATACATTGACTATGAATATTACAAAAGCCTTTTTGGAGAGAAAACAATCCCAGAAGCAGACTTTAATCGTCTGGTCTGGGATTCTTGCAAGAAGATAGATAATGCCACAACAGGCGTGGATAATGTTAAAAAGCTTAAGATTGCTTTTCCAACAGATGAAGATGATGCAGAAGCAGTTAAAAGATGTGTTTGCGAACTTCTGTCAATCACATATAAGATTGAACAGGCAGAAACGAGAGTTGAAGCATCACAGGGTTATATCACATTAGAAGATGGAACTGTGATGAGTAAGCAGGTAGCATCTAAGAGTGCAGGAAACGAGAGTATAAGCTATGTGACTTCCAGTAATACAGGCACGGCTACGTTGATAGATAAGTGTCTAGCGGATAAAGAAGCACAAAAGCAGTTATACTCTGACACAATAAGAGACTACTTATCGGGTGTCGCAGATGCCAACGGAGTAAATTTATTGTATATGGGAATGTACCCAACGGAGTATTTATGAAAGATTGTAAAGTAAATGTTTTAGGAACTACATATAAAATCAGATTCAGACACGAGAACGAAGATGAAAAACTACAAGAATTGTCTGGTTATTGCGATTATTCAAATAAAACAATAGTCGTTGCAATTCTTGAAAAAAGTGTTGATTCTGTGGATAACATTGATTCGGTTCAAAAAAGTGTGCTTAGGCATGAGATTATGCACGCTTTCTTATATGAAAGTGGTTTAGATGGGCAGTCCTGCAACACAGATTGTTGGGCAAATAACGAAGAGATGATTGACTGGTTTGCTTTACAGTCTAAAAAGATTTTTAAAGTTTTTAAAAGAGCAGGTGCATTATAAGCGGAGGGATACGATGTATAACGACACAATTACACTTTTCAATAGATATGAGAGTAAGCAGGGCGATACATGGTATCCCTCCGTTTTGCATAATTGCAATCTTAACATGGATAAAGCAAGCATAATTGCAAAATATGGCTCTGACTCACAGGACAATGCTGTATTAAACGTGCAGTATAGCCTAAAAGACGGTAAAAAGATGGTTGGTAGTAAATTATGGCTACCGCCTAAAGAATGGTCTAAACAGGCAAATGATAAGTTACCACAGACACTTACATTTAGTTCTAAGGCTAATGGTTTTGACTTCTTTATTGTTGGAGAATGGGAAAATGAAGAACCGATTGCAGATGATGATTATATTGACGGTTTTTACGAAGAGATGAAACTTAAGTATGATTATGTCTTTGCGATCACTGGCAGTGCTTTTTATGATATTATTCCGCATTTTGAAGTTATGGCGAAGTAGGTGGTTACATGGCTAAAAAGAAATTAGGAAATGTCAATATAAATACATCTAACATGATTGCGAATATCAGCCTTGAAAGATTTGACGACCAGATACAGCATGCTCAGTTTTGGCTAGATAGTCAAATTATGACCGATATGGTTCCTTATATGCCACATGAAACAGGTACATTCATTAACGTAACGAGAGCAAAAAGTGCTTCTCTTGCAGGTACTGGAATGGTATGTGCAGGCACTGGACCGATGGGACGTTTCTTATACTACGGTAAAGGTATGGTTGATGAACTAACAGGTTCTCCATGGGCAAGAAAAGGGGCAAGAAAGGTTCTTGTTTCTGAATTTGCAGGACAAACCAATGCAAAAGAAGACCTGTCCTATTCCAATCCTAAAGCTACTCCAAAATGGTTTGAAACAGCAAAGAAGAATCACGGTAAAGCATGGGTTACTCATGTTAAGAAGCAGGCAGGGGGAAGCTAATGGCAGAAGAAAAGAAAGCAGTCAAGTACGACATTGATGGTTTTGACGTGATCACAACAGCATTGCAAGAACTGGTAAATCAATTCCCAGAATTAAGAGAGGGAGACGAAATTGCATTTTCTACATTAGATGATGCAAGCGGAAAAGCAATGTTCCCAGTAAGTGGTGCAGTGATTGAATCAGAAAAAGAGAGTATCACAGGACACGTCACACAGGTTTGTTTGTATCCGTTTTGCGTGATATGTCGTGCAAGCGGTACAAAACCAAAGAGGAAAGCAGACATTAAGGAGTGGTTGGACAACCTTGGCAAATGGTTAGAAAAACAAACAATCACGATTAACAATAATACATATAAGCTAGAAGAATATCCGGTTCTGACAGGTAATCGAAAGTTTTTAACGATTGACAGACAGACACCTGCATATTTGGACAGCACAAACGAAAACAAGTCTGAGAATTGGGCAATCAACATTTCTGCCCGATACCAAAATGACTTTGATAGATAGATAACACATTAACTGGTCTGCATTATGGAGCAGATCACTAACCTTGAAAAGATAAAGGAGAATCAAAATGGCAGCAGTTACAACAGGTAAAATTGCACGTAAATATATGGCTCATTTCTTAGATTCTGGTTCACTTTGTGGCGGAACATCTGGTTATGAACGTCTGGGAAAAGATTTAGAAGAGTACAATGTCGAACTGAACCCAGATACAGAAACATCTAAAAATATCATCGGAGAATCAACATTTAAGCATAACGGATATGAAGTATCTTCTGAAGCTGACCCTTATTATGCAGAAGCTGACTCTGTATTATCACAGAAATTACAGGAAATCGTTGATAATCGTTACACAGACGACCATTTAAAAACAAATGCTGTAGAAGTACATATGTGGAAAGAAGCTACAAGCGGAGCTTATGAAGCATATCAGCAGGAATGTTATGTAACACCTACATCTTACGGTGGGGATACATCTGGTTATCAGATTCCATTTACCGTCAATTACGTTGGAGAACGTACAAAAGGTACTTACAACGTTGAAACAGGTAAATTTACAGCATCTACAAGCTCAGTGAGTACATCTAGCACAGGAAAATAGGGGTTAAAAAATGGAAGAATTAAGAAGAAAAGTCAAAACTGGTGCCTTAAATGTGGTACTGACTAACGAAGATGATACAGAGATTGGAAGATTTTCTTTTAACCCTGTTGATTTAAATATCATCAGAAGATACGAAGAGGTAGTTGCAAACCTTGAAAAGATGGAAGTGCCAGAAGATGCAACAGAAAAAGACATTCTGGAATTATCCGACAGATTAGAAGAACAGATTGATTACTTACTCAACTCTAAAGCTTCTAAATCCGTCTTTGCTATATGCAATCCACTGACATTAACGGAAAGTGGAGATTTCTTTATTGAAAATATCATCGTAGAGATTGCAGACGTAATCGAACAGGTAACAGACCAGAGAATCAAAAAGAAACAGGCGAAAATTAAAAGGGCAACGTCTAAATATCACAAATAATGGAAGCTTGGGAGCTTCCTACATCCATAGTAGTTGGTGGCATAGATTATGAAATACGCACAGATTTTCGTGCAGTTTTGGACATTTTAAAAACATTTAATGACCCAGAATTTGAGGACGATGAAAAGTGGATTGTTTGCCTTACCATTTTATACGTTGATTTTAAAAAAATGCCACCACAAGACTATGAAGAAGCTATTGAAAAAGCCATCGAATTTATTGACATGGGTATCAAGGATGATGGGAAGAAACAACCTCATGTGATGGATTGGGAGCAGGATGCACCAGTTATCATCCCATCTGTTAACCGTGTGCTTGGAAAAGAAATACGAGCTATGCAGTATTTACACTGGTGGACTTTTTTAGGAGCTTATATGGAGATTGGAGAGTCCTTATTTTCGCAGATTCTTAGTGTTCGCATGAAAAAAGCAAAGGGAAAGAAACTGGAAGATTGGGAAAGAGAGTTCTACAAAGAGAATAAAACGCTTGTTGACTTAGATGTTAAATATTCCGAAGAGGAATTAGAAGAACAGAAACGTTTGAACGATTTACTGAATGGGAAAGGGGCGTGATTGAATGGCTACACAAAAAGCTGATGGAAGTATCTACATCAAAACAGAAATTGATACAACCGAAGCAAAAGCGAGTGTGAAAGAAATCGCATCCCTTTTAAAACGTCTGTCTAATCAAGTAAAAACCATTGGGAAATCAATGGAAAAAGCCATGAGTGGCGGTATAAAAGCACCAGATACAAAAGGTATGGACGTTGTAGAAGAAAAAGCAAAGACCGTAGCTGAGGAACTGGAAAAGACCGCACAGGCAGAAAAGAAACTTGATAACATCGGCATTAAAACCACAGCACTTGATACGTTAGATAAAGCAATAGAAACCACAGGACAGAAGCTTGCAGAGTTAGAAAAAGCACAGATGGATGTATTTAACAGAAATCAAAGTGCAACTTCTTCTCCTGCATTTCAAGCTATGGAAAGTGCAGCGGCTAAACTAGATCAGCAATATGAAGAACTTCTTGCGAAGAAAAAGCAGTTAGAAGCACCAACAGCGAGTACAGACAGCGGTTTACCTAAAACAGCGAAGCTTACAGGCGGAACAGGTCTTGCAAGTGAAGAGAGTGCAAAAGCATTACAGAAATTAAATGCAGAAATCACAGGTACAGAAACAAGTGTTGAATCCTTAAATACTGATTTAGGGCAGACAGCACAATTGCAGGATGAAATCAGTAATTCAAATATCAAGACAACAGCATATCAGATTCTTGAAGATTCTTTGCAACGTCTTGATACACAATTTGAACAGGTAGCAACAGCACAGCAAGAAATCTTTGCAAGAAATCAGAACGCAACTTCTTCCCCTGCATTTTTGGCATTAGAGAGTGCGGCAGAGAAGTTGGGCAGGCAGTATGATTCATTGATCGCTAAGAAACGGCAGTTAGAAAGCGGTGGTGGGACAGTACAAACACCTGCGATCAAGACAGCACCTATGACTGGTGCATATTCCGCCACAGCATCTAGTGCTAGTCAAAAGGCTTTGGATGCCTTAAACAAAGAGATATTACAGACTGATGCAAAAGAAAAAGGGCTTGTTAATACAAATAGCAAGCTTGGTTCATCGTTCAAGAATGTCAGTCAGTCAGCCGACAGTGCTAAGACTAAAACAGGCGGTATTTCATCTATTTTTAGCAGAATGGGTGGAGTAGTATCTGGACTTGGAAAACGTCTTGCAGGACTGGCACAGAACTTCACAAGTACTACAAACAGTGCTAACAATGCAAGATTTTCAATCGGTCGAATGGTTGGAATGAGTATCTTATATTCTACTGTTTTTGGTATGATTTCTAAAGTAAATAGTGGAATCATGACAGGTATAAATAACCTTGCTCAATATTCGTCTGCTACTAATGCTTCGATATCTTCTATGATGTCGGCATTAACACAGCTACAGAACAGTTTAGCAACAGCATTTGCACCAATACTGTCTGTAGTAGCACCTATATTAACGGCATTTATAAATATGCTGTCAAGAGCGATTACTTATGTAGGTATGTTCATAGCAGCACTGACAGGACAGAAATCTTTTACAAAAGCAAAAGCTGTACAAGAAGATTATGCTGCATCGTTGCAAAAGACTTCTAAGAGTTCTAATAGTGCAGCGAAGTCTACAAAGAAAAACGCAAATGCAACAAAAAAAGCAAATAAAGAGATGCAGACATATCTTTCTGGTCTGGACGAAATCAGACAGTATCAGAAAGAAAAAGACAATACACCTAGTTCAAACTCAACGCCATCAACAGGTGGCGGAGGTGGTGGCGGATACACGGGACCATCCATTGGAGATATGTTTGAGAAAGTTCCTATTGAATCTTCTATTGCGGACATTGCTAAGAAGATTAAGAACCTCATAAAAAAAGAGGACTGGGAGGGACTTGGAGCTTACATTGCATCTGGCATCAATAAAGGATTGCAAAAAATCTATGATGCTATCAATTGGAATAATGTAGGTCCGAAGATTACATATTTTGTGAACGCATTTACACGGACATTCAATAGTCTTGTTGATCACATAGACTGGGATTTAATGGGACGTACTGTAGGTGCAGGTATTAATACAATTGTCAACACACTGAATCTGTTGATAGAGGGAATCAATTGGAAAAATCTTGGTTCAAAAATTGCAACAGGTATCAACGGCTTATTCAATGAAGTGAATTGGAATAATGTTGGGCGGTTGTTTGCGAATAAAATAAATGTTCCGTTTCAAATGTTAGAGGGAGCTGTAAATACTCTTAACTGGGCAAAAATAGGAACGTCAATAGGTGGATTTTTGAATGGTGCGATCAACCAGATAGATGTTAAGTCTATTGGTACAAGCTTATCTGGATTAGCATTAGGAATATTAACAACATTAGATAATGCACTTACTACAACAAACTGGTCACAGCTTGGCACAAAATTAGCAACATTATTAACATCTATTGATTGGGTTGGAATATTTGTTAGTGCAATATCTGTTGCAGGAAAAGCAATCACGGCATTAACACAGCTTGGTGTGTCTTTTATGGATAACTTGGCAAAAGGTATTACAAATGGGACACAGCAGTTTATTAGTAAGGGATTATCAGCATTGACGAGTTTTACTGCAAACTTAAGAAGAAATGCAGGAAAATTAGTAGATTCTGGTCTAAATCTTATGTTGAATCTTGCAAAAGGTATTGCTAATTCACTTCCAGACATAATCAAAAATGTTCCACAGATTGTTAGCAATATTGCAAATACAATCAATGACAATGCACCTAAAATATTGATGGCAGGCATACAACTTATTGGGATATTGATTAAAGGATTGATTCAAGCAATCCCTACTCTTATTGCGAGTATTCCACAAATTATAGTAGCTATGGTTAATGTATTTACAGCGTATAACTGGTTATCACTTGGTAAAAGTTTAATTACAGGTATTAAAAACGGTATTGTAGCTGCAAAAAGTACAGCAGTTGAAGCTATGACAAATACATATAATGGGTTGCTTAATGCGATAAAGAATTTGCCATCTAAACTTAAAGGACTTGGAGAGAATGGACTTAAGGAGATGGGGAACGGAATTACTGGAAAATTATCCGGATTAAAAACAACGGCAGGGAAAATATTGACCAATATCATAGAAGCGGTTAAAAATCTTCCTAAAGAATTATCAAAAAAAGCTACATCTGCGATAAGGGATATGAAAACTACATTTAAAAATGTCGATTGGGGCAGCGTTGGAATGAATGTAGTAAAAGGTATTGCAAAAGGTGTTGGAGATTTTGCATGGATTTTGGTTGATAAAATGACAGGTCTTGCACAAAAGGCGTGGGAGGGTGTGAAAGATTTCTTTGGAATCCATTCTCCATCAAGACTTATGAGAGATACGGTAGGTAAGATGATTCCTGCCGGTATTACAGTAGGTTTGGAAAAAGCTTTTCCAGATACACTCAAAACCCTTATGAATCAGTCTGAACAGTTGGCAAATGTACCGTTCAGAACACCAGAGATTGCTACAGGTAAGATAATACCTGCGAAAGCATCCGCAGTGATCGCACAAAAGCAGAACAGCACAAACAGTAACAATAATGACGTACTTAATTTACTTGAACAGCTATTATCTGTTACGAAGTCCTTAGAATCAGACAACAGCGGTAACAATGGTGGGGATTATCATTTCACAGCACAGATTAACCGCAGGACGTTGTTTGATGAATTTATCGAAGAAGCAAAACTAAGACAAATGAGTAACGGTAGAAACCCATTCAGCCTTGCGTAGAAAGGAGTAAATATGGCACAGGATTGTATAAAAATCAATAATAAAAAAGTCTGGCAACCAGATTCAGACACTGCTGTAGCATTTGAAACTACTTATACGCAAGGTAGCACAAGGACACAGGGTGGTAAAGGTAAATTTACACCAATGTTTACAGTGGAGCGATTTACTTATACAGCATCGAAAGTACCTATGTCAAATGTATCTGAGATATTGCAAATGGTAATAGGAAAGAACTTTGAATTACATTATTTTTCAGTGTATTACGGAAAATGGCGAACTGATACATTTTATGTAGGTCAAATGTCTGATATAAAAATAAAGACACTAAAAGAAAATCATGAAGAAGTGTCAAGTATATCTTTTAATATGCAGGGGGTTAATCCTCTATGATAAATGTAAGTAATGAATTTAAAAAATTAATGGAAGAACGGCAGGACTTTAAATGCAATGCAGAAGTAACACTTGCAAATGGAACGGTCTTGACGTTGGGAGAAGATGATTTTTCAATAGATAACAATAGTCTTGTTGATTCGGCAGGTGCTAACACCATTCCTTTAGGTGTTGCACTCAGCCGTAATGTACAATTAGAAATTATGAATGACGATGATCACTTGTCTAATTATGATTTCTTCGGAGCAAAAATCCGATTGTATCTTACGTTTGAATTATCATCTACAACCGAAAAAATTGAATACGGTACATTTACTGTTACACAGCCAGAAACATACGGAAATGTAGTTACGATTGTTGGACATGATGATATGTACAAGGCTGATAAGTCATACAGTACATCGTTGACATTCCCTGCGACAGCAAAGAGTGTGTTAATTGACAGTTGTGATACCTGCGGTATCCTGATTGGAGATAGTAACTTTTTACACAATGACTTCCAGATACCAACCATGCCGTCTAGTGAGTACACACACCGACAGATTATAGGTTTTATAGCTATGATTGCCTGCGGAAACGCAAGAATTGACCGTACAGGGCATTTACAGATAATGACCTATGATTTTAACTATGAAAACGATAGCATCCATGATTTGACCGATTACAACAATCTAACATGTGATACAAACGATGTGCAGGTAACAGGTGTACAAATGACAAAAACTGTTACTAAAACAACAACCGATGAAGATGGTAACGAAAACGAAGAAGATGTAGAAGAAATTGTAAAAGTCGGTGGAGATAGCTATGTATTATCCATTGAAAATCCTTTGGTCAAAGGACATGAGGAAACACTTATTTCATGGATTTATGAAATATTTGAAAATGTGACTTTTAGGGGATTTACAATGGACTATATATCTTATCCAATAGCAGAGTTTATGGATAAGATTAAAGTTACGGATTGGAGAGGGAACAACTTTTATTCTGTATTAACAGATGTAAACTTTGTATTCTTTGGATATACAACATTAAAGAATAGTGCAGAATCTCCATTGCGTAATCAGAGCAACTACACATCAAGTAATCAGAAAGCAATTATACAAGGAAAACAGTTAATTGAACAGGAAAGAAACAACCGTCAAAATGCTTTAGATAAGATGCAAGAAGCATTAAAAAACAGTAATGGAATGTATGCAACGCAGGAAATACTGTTAGATGGTTCGACTATATATTACTTGCATGACAAACCAACATTAGTAGAATCAAAGAATGTTATTAAATTGACATCGGAAGTTATCGGATTCTCTATTGATGGTGGTAAGACATATCCTTACGGATTTACGATCACTGGGGAAATGGTAGCAAGATTGCTTTATACAGAGGGTATTAATGCAGATTATATCAACACTGGTGCATTAACTGTCAAAGATAAATCTGGAAATATCATCTTCTATGCAGACATGGAGACTGGTACTGTAAAGATTTCTGGGGATAACGTCACAATCGGTGGTAAATCAGCACCCGATGCGATCAGTGATGCAGTGAAAGAATCTAAGAACTATGCAGACGGTAAAGTATCAGACTTTGCAGAAACAGTTACAAAAAGTGTAGCTGATCTACAGAACCAGATTGACGGACAGATCGAGACGTTCTACTACGACTATGAGCCAACTCTAAAAAACATCCCTGCTTCTGACTGGACAACAGAAGATGATAAAAAGAAGCATGAGGGAGATTTGTTTTACTGGAAATCTAAAGGTTATGCTTACAGATTTTTCAAAGACGGCGATACATGGAAGTGGCAGTTAGTACAAGATACGGACGTCACAAAAGCATTGCAGACAGCATCTTTTGCACAGTCTACAGCTAACAGTAAGTGCCGTGTATTCCTAACACAGCCTACACCACCTTATGACACAGGAGATATGTGGAATCAAGGACAGAACGGAGACATCCTTACTTGCGTGGTAGCAAGGGGAGAGGGTGCAAGCTATGTGGAAACAGACTGGCAGAAGCTTAACAAGTACACGGACGATGAGACAGCCAATAAGGCACTGGAAGAAGCCAGAAAATCTCGTGCAATGATTATCAATCTGGACAACGATTATCAAGCAATCACGACAGATTATAAGGGAGAGTACACAACGTTTCCAGAGTGCCGCACGACAGCACAGGTTTTGTACGGTCATACCGACATATCTAACGACTGTACTTATAATGTGCAGAAGTCAAGCGGTGTCGTAGGTTCTTGGAACAATTCAACTCACACATACACTGTGACAGCATTAACAACAGACGTGGGATGGGTGGATATTACAGCAAATTACCTAAATACATATTCTGTTACGAAAAGATTTGACATTGCTAAATTAAAAGGCGGTATCCCTGGAGAGACAGGTGCAAAAGGAGATAAGGGAGAAACTGGAGCAAGCGGTAGAAGTATCACAAGTTCTGAAACGACTTATCAAGCATCCAACAGCGGAACGGTAGCACCAACAGGAACATGGAGCAAAACACCGCCAAACGTTGCAGAAAATCAATATCTGTGGACGAGGACCATATATACTTACTCTGATAAAACCACAAGCACAACATATTCCATCGGTAAGATGGGAGCTAAAGGAGAACAGGGTGCAAAGGGAGAAACTGGTGCTACTGGACCGCAAGGGGAAAAGGGTGCCACTGGACCTCAAGGGCCACAGGGCGAACAGGGAATCCAAGGTCCGCAAGGAGAAAAGGGCGAAAAAGGCGACCAAGGACCACAGGGTCTACAAGGTGTTCAAGGCCCAAAAGGAGAACAAGGAATCCAAGGACCTAAGGGTGCTAGTGGAGATACAACATATTTTCACATTAAGTATAGTTCTGTGGCAAAACCCACAACAGCTTCTCAAATGACTGAAACCCCATCTACCTATATTGGAACATACGTGGACTTTACAGAAGCCGACTCAAGCGACCCATCTAAATATACATGGGCAAGATTCCAAGGATTGCAGGGAGAAAAAGGTACACAGGGTATCGCAGGTACTAACGGTATTGATGGAAAAACATCTTATCTTCACATCAAATACTCAAATGACGGTGGAAAAACCTTTACTTCCAATTCTGGCGAAACGGTAGGAGATTACATTGGTACTTGCACAGATTACAACCTAAACGATCCAACGACAGTAGCTTCTTATACTTGGGCGAAGATTAAAGGCGAACAGGGTATTCAAGGAGCTAAAGGGGATAAAGGAGAACAGGGTGTTGCAGGTAAAGACGGAACTGACGGTAAAAATGCAACGTATATTACTGTATCTGGTACTAATTATGATACGGTTCAAGGAATTAGTAAAAATGCATCATATGTTCTTATAAATGGAATTAAATATGATTTTATGCCAACTAGAGGACATACATTAGTAGTTATCAATCCATCCAGTGGTGCTATAGAAAGTATAAAAAGTTATGATACATATACGACAGCAAGTGCATTAGACAGCCCATTGAGTGCAGTAGCATCTGGAAAAATAATATGTTTGTTTACTGCGGATGCAAGCGGATTAACCCGAACCGCCAGAAACACATTAATAGAATGTGGTTCTGCAATGACCGACACTTGGGGAAGTTCTCGTGTTACTCATCTTTTTATCGGTATGAAAGGATTAGAAAAGGGCAATGCATATGAAATTATTGCAAAAGGAAGTGATGCTACAAAAAGTATTACCGCATATTATACTGCATCTGGAATAGTTCTTAATGGACAAGTTGGAGCGACTGGACCGCAGGGAGCTAAAGGAAATGACGGTGTATCTCCGACAGTATCAATTTCAAAAAGCGGTACAGTAACAACCATCACAATTACAGATAAAAATGGAACACATACACAGACTGTCAATGACGGAACGAATGGAACGGCAGGTAAGGCAGGTGCGGACGGTAAAACACCATATTTCCATGTTAAGTATAGTAACGATGGCGGTAAGACGTTCACTTCTAATTCGGGAGAGGACGTTGGAACATATATCGGAACTTGCACCGACTATAACCAAGCAGACCCTACAACGGTTGGTTCTTACACTTGGGCAAGAATCAAGGGAGAGACAGGGGCAACAGGACCACAGGGAGAAAAAGGGAATACGGGAGCAACTGGTCCGCAAGGAAGTGCAGGAAGAACGTACTTCATGGAAACATCGTCAAGTATCGTGAAAATGTCTGCGGACAACACGATTGTGCCGAACTACATTACATTATCTGGTTACTACCGTGACGGTACAGCAACAGCACGTACAGCTTATAAGTGTCGATTCAAGATTGAGGAAACAACGGACGGAGATACATACACGACCGTTTATACTTCATCCTCAGATGAAACTGACATTACCCATGCACTGTACTCTGTGCTAGCAAGTGGTTCAAGCGGTGTTACTGCAAGCGGTTCAAGTGGTATCGGTATCTCAAGAAATCTTACAGCGTTAAGGTGTACGATGTATGCCGCAGGTGGATTTTCACAGGTGTTGGATATTGAGACAATTCCAGTAGCCATTGACGTAGATGCACTGACTCACGAAGATATATTCAATCTGCTGACCAACGACGGAGCATGGCAAGGTATTTATCGTGGGTCTGACGGTAAGTTGTATATCAACTTTACTTATGCTAGAGGTGGAACATTAAATCTTGGTGGAAAAGCAAACACGTACGGTAATGGACAAATGCACGTTTATGATGCAAATGACAATGAAATTGTTGACATAAACACGAAAGGGATAGTCGTAACGCATTATATATCAGGCATGGGAGAAAAGCCAATATCATATGTGTGTATAACACCAGACGTGTTCGGTGGTATATATTTATCTGAAAACAAGGATGGAACTGGTGCATGTGCGATTTTGTCCCCAGATGAGATTGTATTAAAAAATAACAGCAGTGGACCAATTACAGTACAAACAGACATAACAATGCATATGACGGATGAATCACTTTATCTTGGGTCGGTAAGTAATTATAAATTTCATTTTGGAAAAGAAAAATCAAGTTTTTATCAGCCAGTTACTATTGGCGGAAGTTTGTCTGTTGCAGGAACAAAAAACAGAATCATAGATACAGAAAATTACGATACAAGAAAGCAGTATTGTTATGAAACAGCAACCCCATATTTTGGGGATATAGGTTCTGGATGTACTGATAATACAGGAAAATGTTACATAGACATTAACGATATATTTTCAGAGACAGTAAACACAGGTGTTGAGTACCAAGTATTCTTGCAGAAAGAGGGGCAAGGCGATATATGGGTAGAAGAAAAGACCGATAGTTACTTTGTTGTAAAAGGTACTGAAAATCTTAAGTTCTCGTGGGAAATCAAAGCAATTCAGAAAGATTACGAATTTGAACGACTTGAAAAATTCGATAACTCAGAAAAAGAAGAAGTGATTGACTATGAGAAAGAATATATGGAAGAAATCAACGATTTGATTAAAGAACAGGAGGAAATGTTAAATGAAACAGTTGAGTAGCTTTATGGTATTAAATATTGACGGTGGAGACAGAGTATCATACACATACAATGAGATTGACGATAACACAGGAGAACCATTGTCACAGAATAAAAAAGAAAATTTCTGGGTAGTAGATAAAGAACTTAAAAAGCACATTGATGCTATCAGAAGCTACGTCAGAGAAAACAAGTTGAATTAAGGAGTGATGTTATGGCAATCAATATACCTTTAGTACATATATCGGATTTAACAGAGAAAAAGACAATATCAGATGATGATTACATGCTTACTGGTGGGAGTACCGCCAGTAAGGTTAAGTGGTCAACGATCGTGTCTCTGATAAAAACTAAATTAGGGATTGGAAATATAGAAGATAGTATAAGTAAAATACAATCAGATATTTCTACGTTAAATAGTGATTTAACAAATAGATCAAGGAACATTGTGCTAAAAACAAGTGGTTCTGGTAATGATTTCTATATATCAATAGAAAACTATACTACAGTTCAAAAAACATGTGATAAGTTTGCTTTGCTTCTTTATGGAAACGGGAATGGAAGTCCAATATGCTCTCTAATTACAGTAAATGTAAGTGGTTCAAACGTTCAAATTGACGGCACATCAAACATTATATCTAGTAACGTGTATTGCCGTGCAAGCGGTACGTCTATACAAATTTGTAATCTCTCACAATGGGGATATTATACGGTAATTGCTCCACCTAGAGTATATATAGACCAAGGTGGAATCGTATTTGATAATTAACTTACCTTGCATAAACATCATAAGTAACTGTACCTGTTGGAGACACTACTTGCCAATTTGAAGCAAAGTAAACAACATTTCCATCGTTGCATGCCATAAAGCTTGCGTGATAAGTGTTGTCATACCAGTAACCATCAGATATACGATTTGTTTCTGTTAAATTTGGAAACATGAACGTGAATTGCGGACTTATTGCATTAGGATAATTAATTGTTGCAACAAGAATTGCCATTTTATATTCACTTGGAATTGTATATTTTGTTGAACTTGGAATATTTGACGCAATCTTTTTATAAGTTAAATCACTAATTAGTGTATGCATTAAATCTCGATTGCCACCTTTAGGAATGTTTAACAATGTGATTTCCTGTCCACTCGCTTGAACATGTACTAACATACAGCTTTCAGATTTTACGGCAGTCAATCCGTTTATTGTCAAAAAAGAATATGTTTTTTCCCATCGAAACGGAACGTCAATGCCACCAATTATAATAAGCTTATTTTTGACTTTAAAGACATTCAAATAGGTTTTTAAGTTGCCGTTTGGAACTAATGTAAAATCGAAAGAAAAATCATTATTTAGTTAATAGAACTATGAAATATTAATGTATGATGCAGGAACAATCACATTTGCTATTACGACACCGTAAGATGTTGTATCTTTGCATCTTATGTCCACTGTATTGTTATGTATAGTTATGTACCCAGTATTTCCACGTGGAGTCCAACTTCCGTCAATGATTTCACAAGGAGCGAAAACTTCATTGTTAAATGTAATACCGTTGGGCAATGTTAATAAAGTTTGATTTGTATTACCGCCTGTCAAACTTTTGCCATACCATATATAAATCATTGCTAACTGACTATTTTTTTTAATAGCAAATCCATCAATGCCATAGGTTTTATACTGTAAACTTGAAAAATCACTATTTAACGTATAAATAAAAAAACACCCTGCATGAAGCAAGGTGTAAATAAATTACAAATGGAGATTAAGAAAGAAGAAAATCTCCATTCACATATTAACACAAACACTTAATAAATGAAAGGAGAAACTATGAATCTTAAATTACGTTTCAAAAATAAAGCAACATTAGTAGCATTGGCTTCTGCCTTAATTGCATTTATCTATCAGATTCTAGGAATCTTAGGTATCACAGCACCAATCGCACAGGATGTAGTATCACAGCTTGTAGGTATCATCCTTAATATCTTAGTGGCTGTCGGGGTATTGGTGGACCCAACAACAAAGGGAATCGGGGATAGTGTTAATGCAATGTCTTATGAAGAATTAGGACAGGCAGTAGACCCAGACTATCAAGGACCTGCGGACTTAACAGAAGAACCTATCAACATTACCCACAAAGAGGAAGTGTAA